AGCCTTTGGTTCGGCTCAACCTCATAGGTATCGTAGCGGATGAACCAGTTCGGGAGAACCTCTCCGTTCTTACCGCCAAGTTTGATGAGATAGCCTTGGAACATCAGCCCGTCACCCCCGAATAAAGTCTTGTGCTTTGGTTGACCACCTTGCCGAGCGAGGCACTCGGAGAGATGGTGAGCCTCTGCGACCGAACTGCACCGATCAGTTCACGGAGCAGAGCAGCCTCTTCCGCTCCAGTTCCGTAGACCGCAGATGCGATGCCGGAGATCTCGTCCCCCGACACAACGCCAGTTCTGCCGTTGATAGAGCCGACCATTTCCGCTCCGCTCTCGCCCGCCACGAACATAGAACCCATGTCTGGGAAACCGCCGTCCGCATAGGCTTGAACTGTGACCTTCGTTTTGTTCCAGTTCCCTTGCTGACTTGGTTGCATCACGATCTGTGTGTTACCGAGTTTCTTCAACTCTTCTACAAGACCCTTGCGGTATTCAGATCCCCAATACTTTCCGCTTCTCGCCCAAGCCCTTGAAAGCTCGTCCATCTGCGCCAAGACCCTTCTGAATGCTTCAGGCACTTCCTCTGTTGTCTTATTCAAAGACTTCAGGAAACCATCTATGCCTTTTTGCATTTCGGAAAGGGCATCACTCACGCCTTTTTCAGACCCCGAAGCCGTCTTGTTGAACGCATCCAACGCCCCGGCTGCGGTAGCCTTTGCATCGTCAAGGGCTTTCTTCTCCTCTTCGCTCAAGAAGATAGTCCCGTCCGCAATGCTCTGCTTGAAGTTACCAAACTCACTCTTCCACGAAGCGAAGAATGCCTTGGAGTCTTCCGTCTGCTGACCAGTAATGTCCGCAATGACCTCGCCAAACTTAACCAACCCATCAAGGACGAACAAGATCGGTTCAAGGAATGCGCCGTAGATGATTTTCCACGCAGCACCCCAAAACGAGGTGTCGGTCACGCCGTTCATTATCCACGAAAGCATCTCGCAGATACCGCTTAAAATGTTTCCGACACTTGTGAGAACGCTTCCGATAGCGGACAGAACAATGCCACCGATTTTGCCAAGAGACGGAAGCAAGAAGTTCAGAATGCTTGTCAGGAACTTCGCAATCTCGTCCGTTGCTCCGAGGATCAGGGACAATCCGTTGAAAAGATCGTCAAGCCCAAGAAGAAGGTCATCAATCGCACCGCTATCAGTTAGTGTCTTGAACACGCTGATAGTTTGTTCGATACCGCTGATGGTAAACTTCCCAATCACTTCAAGGAGTGTCTTGAATGCCTTGCTCTGCGAGAGCTTCGTAAGCACTTGCGAGAACAGATCGAGAACGACAGAGATGAGATTGAGTGTTGCCTCGTTGATACCTCTGATAATGGACAGAACCACATCAAACACGCCGTTGTCCTTTAACTTCTTCAGGGTATCGGCAATTATGGAGATGGCTTTCGCCAGTAGGGAAAACGCACCGTCTGCAAACTCTGCAACGATTGGCTTTAACTGATCCCAAATCTCGCCAAGGACTTTCTTAACTTCCTTGAGAGGCTCAAGCATCTTTCTGAACCGCTCCGCAAACTCCTTGATCTTCGGATCGATATCGACATAGTTCCCGGTAAGCGGAGGAGTCTCCTCTTCGGTTCTTCCCGAAGACCTTGGTGTGGTGAGGTTGTTCAGTTGGTCAAAGTCCATCAACTGAATGTTGAGGGCTTTCTGTGCCTTTGCTGCCTTGTTGGCTTCCTCTCCGTAGGACTTCGCAACCTTTTCAACCTTGAGCCAGGTGTCATATCCGGCAAGCGCACGGAAGAACTGGTTGACCACATTTATCAGTTCGACAAACCAATCAACCAGTTCGACAAGGTGAGGCATGAGCATCTCGATGAGCGGTGCAATGGCTGCCCCCAAGGCATCCTTGAGGTACTGGACTTCCGTTGCGTAGGTGTCCATTACCCTCATAAAGATTTGGTCATTCGCCTTTGACCACTCATACATCCGCTGAATGCCCTCGCCCATAGCGGTCGTGACGGCTTTGATAGCACCACGGATCGCACGATAGATGAGGATACGCTTCAGGGCGGCGGCAAGCCGTTTCAGACCATTTGCGTGATGATGAACTGCATTCCCGGCTTTCTTATGCTCTTGAGTTGTTTTTGAGGTTTCCTTGGCGTTCTCTTTGGAGACAGAAGTGTTTTCCTTTACCGCCCCGTTTACCTTCCCGACCGCATCGGCAAGCCGTTCCATCCCCTTTGTTGCTTGGGATGTATTGGCTTGGACATCTATCCCGATTTTCTGTACGGATTCAGCCATCCTTCTGCTCCTTTGCCTTTTTCGCCTTGAAACGAGCCATACCCCTTTCAAGTGTCAAGGCAAACTTGTCGTTCTGCGCCTTTATCTCGGCTTGCTTCTCCTCGTCCGTCTTATCGTGGAGAGGCAGAGGCTTCGTCAGGTATTCTTCGGGTTTCGTTCCCTTCTTTCGGAATGCGTTGCCGAGGATCGTGCCGAATGCCGATAGGTTATATGCCCCCATACGCCATTCCCAAGCGTTGATGAGTTCCTGACGGATCTCATGCGCCTTGCGGTAGTAGCCTACCAGTTTGGGTTCTCCGTCCCAAAATTCGGAGACGGACATTCCCATAGCCATATAGTAGGGGCATTGTTCTTCGAAGATTTCAGTAAAGGTCGGAGGGTTCTCTTCTTTTAGAACTTCACCGACCACTTGGCGTTTTTTGCCTTTTCCTCGTCCTGATAGAGAGTCTCGATACAGACGGCGTACAGTTCCGCAAGTCTGTCAAGAAGACCGTCAGGCATACCGCCAAGGTCATCATAGAGAATGCGCTCTGTCTCTTCTCTGCTCACGGTGTTGCCGTGGTGCATGAAGAACGCATAGTAGAAAAGGTCTTCAACACCCGAAACTGTCTTCGTTGTGATGTCCTGAATGTTGAAGCCGAGCCGTTCCGCTCTCTTCACGGAGGCTCTGTTGAACTCAAGGGTGTAGACCTTGCCCGTTTCCTTGTTTTCAAGGATAATGGGTTTCACATCTTTCATCTGAAGTCCTTTCTCCCAAAATGAGGGTGAGTTTGTGAGAAAACCCACCCTCTTGGGCTTAAATAATTAGGCAGAGGCGGTGTCCCAACCGTCAATCTGTTCTTTGGAAATGTACGCAACGATCTGCTGCGCTTCCGCAACATTCGCACCGGGGAAGCCGAGCGAAAGGGGCGTACCCGCAAAGCTCCAGGTTTTCGTATGACCGGGAAGGATGGCTTCGAACCAAGTAGCCTTGCCCGCAGCCTTGGCGGTCTCCGCAGCCGTGACGAGGGTCTCCCAAGCCGTCTGAAACGCCTGGGTGAAGTTCGCCGTGACCTGATAGTTGTCCGCTTCGCCCTGAAGACCGGGGATCACACGATGACGGGTGTCAACGAGGTTCGTGACCTCGATGGTTTCGGGTTCGCCGTTGTCTTCCGCAAGGGAAACGATGTTCTCGATCTCCGTAAAGCCCGAAGTCGGCTTCGTTCCGGCGGTCGTTTCGATCGCATACTTCAACCGAGTTCCGATTGTAGAGTATTCAAGAGCCATAGGTTTTCTCCTATAATGTGTTAGGGGGTATCTTCTTCGGTGGTCACGGGGAACTCGTCTCCGTCACCGATGAGCCGTGTCCAACGCCCCATAAGTCTGTAAATGGTAGGGTCTGCATTGTCTATTGGCTGACAGTAAGTCTGCGTAAAGCCGAGACGGGCGAACGCATCGTCAATGTCCGTCATAACGGAGTAAGCCTCATCGACCGCTCCGACAGTAAGGTTTGAGAAGACTTGAGCCTCCCAAGTGACGAACTTCATTTTGTCCGTTCTCTTGAGGTTGATCGCACCTCTGTCATATCGGTTGACTTCAAAAATATAAGCAGCCGGAAATGACGAAGGAACGATCTCAAGCCTTGAAGCACAGTAGACGGGTCTGCTCGTCAGGTTCACCGCCTCTTCTATGTAGTTGTAGATGTAGTGCGGTGCAATCATTTCAGAACATCCTCGAAGTCACCCTCGTTAAGTCTGCGGATCAGATTTTCAGAGGCATTGAACATTGCCCTTGTCGGGGGGATGTATGAGTACGAAGTGCCGTTGTAGAACCAAAATCCGTGGTCGGCAAATTGCCTTGCGTGTGTTTCAGACCAAGACCCCGGTCTTACATCGAACGGCATTTCGCCCGCCCAAGGGTGGTTTCCATCCGCATAGACACCCGCTCCAAACTCAAGGAAGCAGACATCCTTGCCCTCGGCTATGAGCATATCGTGGCATTCTTCTATACGTTCAGGGTGGACAGATGGCTTAACAAAGTCTTCCGATGGCATATAGGCAGATGCCCCGTCATAGAAGGAGTCAGCCACAATCTTTGCTTCACCCATCAAGTCCCACAGAAGCTCGTCATACTCTTTGGGAAGTTCCTTGCCTTTCCTCTTAAGAGTTTCCGTAAGTTCCTGAAGACCTGGACAAGTAATGGTAATCACGGATTGCTCACCTTTACCTTGGAGATCGCAATGGTTACGGAGTTGATGCTCTTCGCCACACGCACCACACGATAATCGTATGGTTCGGTTTCGTGGTTGGCATCAACCCATAGCCTTGTGGTCTCCGTGATAGGACATGACAGATCGTGCGTGACAATCGTGCGGTCATAGTCTTCAAGCACACCAAACCCTTCCGTGATGGAAGTGCCTCTTGATGCGGAGACATTGCACCGAAGCTCTACCGCATTGGCGTAGGTCTTGGTCTTCTCCCCGGTCTTATAGCCGTTGGAGTCCACCACATCCGTCACGCCAAGGTAGAGCGAATACCACACGCTCTTCTTGTTGCGGTCGAGTGTCAGCATCAGTACACCTTCGCCTTGGGAGTGACCTTTCTCAAGAGGTCGGCATCATCGGGAGATCCCCAAGAGCGGTTAATGCCGTTCTCGTTGTGGGTAACCTCTCCGTTCGCCCCCATCCGTGCGAAGTACCTCGCAGCCAAGTCACATTGGAGTGAGGAATACTTCGCCGGGATGGAGAACTGACCGAAGTCATCTATAAGCGGATACATCACGCCGAGAATAGCATCCTCTGCCTGGTCGAGAAGTTCGCTCACCACCTCATCGGTAGCGGTCGCATCATTCCCGACAAGGCTCTTAACTCTTGCTATCTTTGCGGAGTCGCTCATAAATGCCATTTTAAGCCTCTTGCTTCTTTGAAGCGGTCTTCTTTGTGGTCTTCTTGGTAGGGGTATTGGGGGCTTCTTCAGGCTCGTTCATCGGGGCATCCTCGACAATGCCGTAGGTATGCCCGATGAGCTTGCCCTCTGCATCCCTGACTTCTTTCCCGTTATGAATCATTGCAAACCCTTTCTGCTATTTCCTTATTTACGAAATAGCCGTGGTGTCACGATGGACATAGATGCCCTTCGTCTTGTTGTCGAGAACGAAGACATCGTAGTACGCACGATACTTGAGAATCCATCCGTCAGCATCGTTGTTGTATTCAGGAGCGATCACGGACGGCATAGCGTGTTTGATAGCCTTCTTGACGGCAGACGGATGAACGATCATGAAGTTGATGTGGTAAGCACCCGTAGCCGGAGCGAAACCGAAGGAGGAAGCACCGCTATTCAGGGTGACGGCGGTGGCGAACCTATTCGGAGGCACAACGATAACTTTCATATCGTCATACATCTCGACCGCCTTGACGGCTTCACGCTCGTTGGCGAGGTAACGGGTGATCTTCGCTTTCAGACCCGCATAAGCAGCCGGAGAGACATAGAGGATGCGACCTTCTCTCGGAACTTCGTTCTCATCGAGAACCTGACTACCCGCATCGATCAGGGACGGAACATCGGTCGTGCCGACCGTGATTGCGCCAGTAGCGACCGTGTTGCCGGAACGGGAGGCGAGCTTGGCGAAGGTATAGGCATCGATTTCGGGGACGACCCATTCTCTTTCGAAGCCCGCACCGAGGCGACCGAACGCCATGCCGAGGGTCTCCTCGTCATCGTAGCGGTCAACCATGAACTTCGTGCCACGATCCTTTTCAAGGGTAAGGGTTTCCCAAGTACCCGTGACAGAACCCTTGGCGAAGCCGTTGTTGCGGTCATAGTCACCGAGACCGTCCATAGCCAGTTTGAAGACCTTGGCGGTGTTGGCATCGATAAACTGGATCTCGCTATTCGCAAAGTCGAGGTCGATAGACTTCGCCTCATTCTTGTAGACTTCATCGACAACGGCGAGATATTTCTGTGCAAGTGCAATAGAGTTAGGCATAGTTTTCTCCTATGTGTTAGATAAGCCCCGCACCCCTCTTAATTGCTTCAAGAAGCTTGTCATCTTCTGACTTGCCGAGGTCTTTGGGGGTAGGCGGTGTTCCGTTGGTAGGCTTGGGCTGATTGTTGAGCGCCTCGGCTTTCAGCCTTGCCAAAGTGTCTGCATTGGAAGCCCTCAAGCTTTCGAAGTAATCGTCCGTGACTCCTTCGGGGAGAAGCGCAGCCATCTTGTCTGCATTTTCCTTGCTGAACCCGGCATTCTGATACTTGTCAGAATAGGTTCGGATGCGGTCACGCTCGATGTACTGTTTAAGGAGTTCATCCTTACGGGCTTGCTCTTCCTCTGCCTCTCTCTTCGCCAGTTCTTCCTTTGAAAGAACTTCGGAGAGCTGTTTTTTGAACTTTGAGACATCTGCGGAAGCTTTGGTGTTCGAAGCACGAAGCCGTTCGTTCTCGGCTTTCGTCTGTTCGTAGAGTGCCTTGTAGTCAACTTCAGGTTCGGGAGTGGTAGTCGCATTATTTGCGACAGTTCCCTCTGCCGGAGTTACTTCAACGCTTTCGTTCTTCAAAACTTTGTTTTCTTCCATATTGTCCTTTCTGCGATTTGGTATCGGTGCTTCTCTGCATCGGCTTTTCAGCAATTTGCGTGTTTAGGGTCATTCTCTTGACCTTTGCGTTTGTTTATCGTCACTTCTCTGTGACTATTTTTGGAAATTCGCCTTTTCGTTTTGGGTTTTTCCAACTTTTTTGTTAGGCGAATGTTAAAAAACATCTACAATTGATCGAGTTCTGTGGGAGGTTGAAGTCTCCTGGGAACTCCGCTCCGTCCCCATCGTAGGTGTAGAACATTGCATCGATTGGTATCTCCATTCCGTCAAGGTAGGCATGAGTATCACGGACTCTGTCATCTTCCATCGTGTGCCAGGTCTTCATCGAGTAGCCCTTCCGCTTTGCGAAATTGTGCATACTCTCGTTGAAGACCCTTTGGGTTTCCGTGTGGAGAACCGTCAGCAAGCCGTAAATCTCACCTTGTGTTGCCCACCGCTTCACCCTCTGCTCGAAGTCCTCTCCGGCAATCCTCCGATAGATCGTGTCCTTCATCTCCCTTGCATCGATGCGGAGGTTCTCATCGATGTTGTCTCTTCCCATCACATAGCAATAGATGAGATACTCAAGGATGATGTCCGCACACTCTTCGGGATCAACAGAGCCGTCCGCATTCTTGGGGAGTTCAACAATCTTCTCCTCTATGTTGTTGATGTCATCCCACGGGAAAAGCATTAGTCTCTCCAGTACCCTTTCACATAGTGCGAGGTCTGCGGTTTACCGCCCTCTTGGGAAGACCCCGGCTCTGACACACTCTCTCCGTCCGAAACGGAAAGGTTGTTGTCCATTTCCTCTGTCGGCTCAAGGGGTTCGCCCGATCCCTCTTCTGCGCCCATCGTATCCGGCTTGTCGGCGGTCGGTGCATCGGGGTCACCCCACTTCATCTTGAGCCACTTTTCGGACATTTTCACATCTGCGTTCGGATCGTTGGACACGCCTGACTTGCCGAAAGCAAGGGTCGGCTCAACGCCCGAATTGAGAAGAAGGTTCAGGGCTTGCGCCTTTTCGTACATTCCGCTCGTTTCGTTACGCACGAAGTTCAGTTCGAAGTCGGAGACCTTTAAGCCCTTGACGAGTTGCTTGTCTTCAAGGATCTTGAGGAAAATCTTGTCAAAGTAGGAGTTGCTCTCTCTGAAAAGGTCTTCCGTGTTCCTCGCACAGACTTGTGCGTTGGCGAAACCGTCACGCAGATAAACCGCAGAAGCGGTATCGGAAGTGGAACGCTCTCCCTTTGTGGTGTCGGGCATGGAGCATACACGGAGGACTTGTCTGTAAGTCCAATCCACAAGGGTTTGTGTCTGCGTTTGGTTCAGCTCCTCGGTGAGGAGTTTCACATCTCCTTGCGTTCCGTCACCCATTCTCGGAAGAACGAGGATGCCTTTATGCTTCATCGTGTCTGCGCTCTCACCCTCCGGCAAGTCGCATCCGTAGATGACCATAAGGCTCTGTATGAACTGTCCAACGCCGTCAAGACGGTCGGAAGCCAGTTCGTCAAGCGCATCGAGGAGCGGTAGGGCTGCCTCAAACGCACACATATCAAGCGAATTGTATCGGTACTCGATGATGGGGATCTCGCCGAGGGCGTTATCCTCTTCGCCAATGATTGCCTCGGCAACCGCAACATCTTCGTTCCGCATCCGTCCGTCAATGACCTTGCGGACAGAAGCCGGAGTGCCGACCAATCGGAAGCACTTCTTGTCGGTGTAGGCATCGATGTAGAGCCTCTCACCGCCCATGACGATGTTGATGCCGAGCATCGGTCTGTTGCCGGGGCGGAGAGAATACACCACGAAAGCGGAAATGGGGTTCAACGAGTAGCAACGGACGGGGATCTCGTCATCATCGTTCGGCTCGATGTACAGAACACCCAAGCCGACAGTATGGAAGGAATCCACCACCTTGTTGTCCGCAAGATGCTTTCCGCTTCGGTACAGATACTCGTTCAGCTTCGTGACTTTGTTCTGCGCCTTGGGCTTTCTTGCCGTGTAGAAAGCGGGTTGCTGAAGAAATGCGCCGTTCTTGTAGGTGCAGATCTCCTCTGCGTGGTTCTCGTTGATCTTGTTGCAGATAAATGTATTGCGTTCCTTGGTTCGGGAAAGGATCGGAGTGATGCCACGGCGGTAGTCCGAGAGATATTTTTCCTCCATTGCGTTCACCGAATGGGTCATAAGGGCTTCGTTCACCACATGGAGAACATTTTCCCTTGTGATTTCGGTTTCAGAGGTATAAATACGCCTCCGTCCGTGGGTGTAGACCCCGGCGAAGGACAGTTCTGTTTCGGAACTGCGGTCGATTCTTTCGATTGAATTAGGCATCGGATACCTCGCTCCCCCACCTCACCTACTGCCGGGGAAAAGCACATGAAAAAACCGACAGTAGGCTTTAGATGGAGGTTATGAAAAGCCCGGAGGAGGCAATGTATACATTATTCCGTGATAGTGCATACCACAATATGTTGTGGTTTTTCAAGAGTGCGACCACTATATCTTGTTGTCATATCCCCAAAGCGCAATAAAATAAGGCGGTCGAAGCCGCCTTATCACATATATTGTCAGTTCAGTTTACAGATATCCTCTCCTGGAGTAGACCTTTATCGTCCTCGGAGCGGTATTCACTACCGTCATGACCATCGCAAGGCTATCAGGGGCATCATCGTGCTTGTTCTTCCCCTCTACGGTGAAGGAATAGACATTTTGCATGAACCGCACATACTCCCTATCCCTCAATTCAGGGGCAAGGAATATCATCCGCTCCTTGATGTCGGGGCTTTTGTCGAAGATCCTCTGTTGTTTTCCGACACCCGCAGAAACCCAGTTTTTGATAGTTTTTACTATATTTAATCGTATGCCCTCCGCACGAAGCCTTGCATCCACCTCGTCCGCATAACTTCCCGTGGTTCGGGTAGCCTCAAAATAGATAGCGGACACGCCCTCGTCCTTCGCCTTTTGCACGATCAGCGGTTCGGTCACGCTCTTGTCCGCATTGGAGTACACCACGGACGAGATGTACAAAGCATCTCCGTACTGGTGGACAACGGGCGCAGCCACATAGTCACCACCGCCCCAAGCCGGGTCAACCACCATAAACACTCTGTCCGCTTCCACATTCTTCGGAAACTCTCCGTTGTAGGTCTGAAAGTCTTCGGGGGAGAACACCGCACCCATTCTCTCTATCGGCGAACCCATGTACTGACTCAACCAATCGGCAATCGCATCCGACCGCTCAAAGCCGTCCCTGATGCGGTGGAAAGCCTCCGTGGTGTAGCCAACTCCGAACATATAGTCGAAGTTGCTCTCGTCCCGACCGTTCAATGCCGGAACATTCACGATCTTGTACCGCCTTGAGGCGAACTTCGGAGAGGTCTCCAACAGTTCTATGCGCCTTGAGAAGCAATCGTAGATAGACCAACGAGTGCCGACCCATAGCATCTTGGCGTGTTCCTTGCACCTTGTGACAAGGTTGTTCGACACCACTTGCCAAGCCTTGTCCAAAAGCATCTTGTTCTTCGCTTCCTCGATACCCGAATGCAAGTCATCCCCGACAACATAGCCGTCACAATCGAGCATTCCGTTCAAAGCCCCGTACAAGCTCCGGCAAGACAAGGAAGCATACTTCTTCTTCCGTCCGATGTTCAGGATATGCTCCTTCGCATCTGTCGAAGCCACCTTGAACTTCGGGAACACGCTCCGCACGTCGTAGGTAACCGGGTCTGCAAGGATCTCCAACACACCGTCATAGAACGCATTTGCCACCGCATCCGCATAGGAGGCGTACAAGTTGCTCCGCTCCGAGTCTCTCCCCATTATCCATATCAGGAAGAAAGTGCATAGGGCGGTTTTGCCCGTTCTTGGAGGTTGGGAGATGTACAACTCGTCCAAATAGTCATACTCAAGCATCTCCATAGCCGTTAAAATGGTCAAAAGTTGCGCCCTCCGGGGAAGCCAGTACTTCTCCTCCGGCTCTCTGTACCATTCCACCGCTACCATAAAGTCATCAAACGAGTCCTTCCCACCGAACACATACGACCGATGAAGCCTCTCATAGTTGTCGGTTGGGTTGTCCCCCTTCTCCAGCAAGCCCTTGATCGTCTCCCGATACCCCTTCAGGATCTTCCGATACCGCAAGACCTTGTTCTCCATGCACCCCACACCCGATACCATCTTCCCGATGTTCTCGATGCAATCCAAAGCCTCGTCATACCGCCCCGCTTTCATGTAACTCACACAAGCCGCCTCAAGCTCGCCCTGGCTTACCCCGGGTCTCTTCTCTATCGGTATTTCGGGAATGATTGCCGGTTTCTTCTTCGCCATATTCGCCCCTTGTTCCGTTTCTTCAAGCTTATAAATGGCTTTTAGTGCCATTTCTTCAATCTAGGTATATTATACCAAATCGGCGGTAAAACCATCAATAGGGCGGCATTTTCATCGCTATAACCCATCAAAACGGGTAAGGGAAATACGAGTAAGGGAAACACGGGTAAGGAAGATATATAACAGTATGGTCTTTTTATAGTTTAAAAGTATAGAATGGGGTCTTTTATAATTAGCGAATATATAGGGGGGTTACCCGACCCCGATGCGCCGTTGCCCTCCCCCCGCCTCCCCTTGCATCGGAAGGAAAGACAAAAAGCCCCACCCGTCCGTCTGTAGTGGTTCGCCGTGTATGGTTCGCCGTCCGATTGCGTACACCGTGCGCTGTCTATGATTGTATCTATTTTATAAGTTATAGTTTAACGAATAGATTTAGTTTATCCGTATGATCCGCAACGCCGGAGACTATGACACACACGGAGGCGTGTGCTTTTTATGGTGTGTCGGTGTGTCGTGGGGTTAGTTTTTCCATGCCCGAACGTGCGTATATAATTACTTATATAGTTATATACAACCCGTGGGAGTAGTCAAATATTGCGGACTTATAACCGCTTATAAGTATATAACATACCGACCAACGCCCCGAACCGCCGGAAACGGTAGTCAGATATTGCGTGATCCATTCACCTATCAATCCAGTAGGCGAATAGGTTTATAGATTAGCACTCTCCCGGATCGATTGCCAGTTTGAACGCTGCAATCAAATATCACGCCGGAAGCCGTGCGATTGTATGCATAAAATGCCGTAAATCGATCGTAGCATATACAATATGTTGTGGTATAGGAGGCATTGAAATACAATATGTTGTGGTTTATAGTATTATGTGAAAAAAGACGGGATTTAACACGCCTGAAATTGTGGTGTTTTTTCGTGTTTTTTGGGGATCACAAGCGGATAACACAAGATGTTGTAGTTTATGCACCGCAAGACCACAAGATGTTGTGGTTTGCATTCATTTTAGTGCCGTTTCATCCATTTTCAGAAAAAAATTTAAAAAATTTTCAGACCACTATATATTGCGGTTATGTATGGATCGAACCACTATATATTGCGGTTTGGCGTAGTGATTTCCTGGAATTTTTTCCGCTTATGTATTTACAATGTCTGTCTATTGTAGTATAGTATAGATAGTTCCAAAGGGAACTACAAAAAGCGGTTGCCCCGTCTACCAAACAAACGCAACCGCCCAACAAACACCAAACGCACAAATGAAAGGAGTCTGTTATGCGTAGTTTAACATCTATTAAGAAAACTGTCAAGAACTCTTCCGCTCGGTCTGCTTGGAAGCGTGGTGTGAACGCTTACGCTCTCGAACTTCTCGAAGAGGTTGACCGCTCCGAAACCCTCCCCGAAGACGCCGTCTGCAATTTTAGAATGTTTGAGAAGTACTTTTTAAATGGTGCTTCTAATTGGTCTGAATATTCGTGGGGCGGTTGTTCCCTCATCTATGACGGAGACATCGCCGAGAGACTTTGCACTCCCTCCGAACTGAAGAAGACGAGGAACGGAGAGCGCAAGCCGAACCCCTCTGAAGAATGGCTCGACACTCAAGCGAGGGCGTTATATCAAGCCGTTCGGCTTCTGTGGAGGGTGGTTAGTAAGTAAGATGGTGCGCCGTTGGGGCGTTGGATGGTTCGAACCCATCCGCACCTTTTCCCCACAAGGGGCAAAAACTTTTAGGAGGTTGAACAATGGCAAGGCGTTTTTGGGACATTGAAGACGGCGCAATTCTCACGGAGGGCGAGATGCGCTATTGGTGGGAAGTTGACAAGGCAGAGAATGACATCGCCTCCGAAACATTCAATGAATATGTTTCCGCTTGTCATCCAATGAATAACGGCGTTGTGGTCGAATTGCCGGAAAGATGCGTTTTCGAGCCGTTCTTCGTTGGCAATGACGGCGAGTATTGGGGAAGGTTCGAAGAGCGTTCGGTCGGTCATTGGTGCGAATTCTACTTCGATGCCTACGATGCGGAGAGTTGGGAAGAAGCAAAGGCAACGATGGAAAAGCAAGCAAGGGACACATTCGGTGAGAATGCCGTCATCAATTGGGAGGTGCTGAAATGACATTCTGCGGTCTTCCGATGGTTCGGCATTCGGTCGGTTCGATTCCGGCGAGACCCTTGCCCATATGGGCGAAAAACAAGCGCATGGAGGTTGAGCAAATGGTTTTCAGTTTAGAATTCTGTGATGACTACACACAGGAGCTTGAGTTCTTCTGCCCGGAGAAAGAGATCACATTCTGTGTCGATATTTCAGGGGCATTCGATGAGCAAGCGGAGACCTACGATGACGGCGAGGTCGAGCGGATCGTGAGCAAGGCATTCGGCGAGGCATTCGGCGAAGGTGTCGAATGGAAGTTTTGAGGAGGCAAGCAAATGAGCAAGATGATGAGCAAGTTTGAAGGAGTATCGGAAGAATTCAGCCCGGAGGTCTACATTCGGCTGATGAGGAACTTGAGCAGAGCATTCGGTGATCTTGTCGAATACTGTGAGGAGAACGGCATAGATTTCCAGGATTTTATCACAAAAGACTATCCCTTTGAGCACTCTCTTGACGAGGTGGCTTTCGGGGTCATGGAATGGGCTGATTCTGCGGAGCAGACTCTTGATGAGGTGTGAGATGAAATTCTATGACATTCTGAGCAACGTGGCGATTCAGTGAAACGTTCGTGTCAGCATTTGGGCGGGCGATGAGGAGGTCGAAGTTCGGTACTTTGATTACGTTGACGATCTTGCATATGAGCGTTCGCTCCCGGATGAATGGTACGAGCTTGAAGTTGGATATGTGTTTGCCGGGACAGATGGTTATCTGCACATTGAGCTTATTGAGGAGGTGGAAGAATGAAGGTTTATGATGTGTGCTACAACTGGCAAGATTATGACTACGAACACACAACGGTATATGCGGAGAACAAGAGGGAAGTCCGCAAGATTATGAGAAACCATTTCGGCAACGGCGTGGAAATCGTCTACATTGAGGAGGTGTAAGCATGACATACGGAGAAGCCCTTGAGAAGGGATACAAGGAACTGTTCACGGCGTGGACGAGAGGATATGTTTCACGCAAAGCGGATCGGGCAAGCCTTCCCGTCAAGGAGGCGGGAGGCATTCGGCGGGGTCTATATTATGTGGAACTCCCGTCATGGCAAAGCACAACATACTGCATTCGGCTTTATCTGAAAGCCCCGGAGGAGGTTTGACATGAGTATCTACACGGACATTCTGAATGCTGACGGAGGCATCTTCATCAGCGGAGCTACTGGAAGCGGCAAGTCAACTGTCATTTCTGCCCTTCTGCATCAGGTGGTGTGCCGTTACACGCCGGGAGAACCCACGGAGATCGGCAAGCCGGAGCAAGCCATTCTGTACCTTGCAGACCCGAAGAAGGTGGAGCTTGCGAGGTGGAGGTATCTCCCCATCGTCAAGGGGTACGCACAGAGTGACGAGGACTTCAAACACCCCGACATTCTGAAGCTCATCGACAAGGTCATTCGGCTGATGGCGTGGAGATATGATGTCATGCAGAGGTACGGATGGAGGAAGTGGCAAGGGAGCAGAGCGTTCCTGGTCATTGATGAGATCGCAGACATTCTGCTCGTCAAGGAAGAGTGCAAAGAGTTTCAGCAGAGACTCACAAGACTTCTGAACCTTTGCAGAGCATCGGGGATCACGGTCATCCTCGCAACGCAGAGTCCGTCAAGGCAGACCGTTCCGGCATCTGTACAGATAAACTGCACTTGCAAGCTCTGTCTCCACACGGCGAACCGCATCGAGTCCTTCATGGTCTTGGGGCAAGCGGGAGCAGAGAAGTTGCCCCGGTACGGCAAGGGATATCTCCTCTTGGACGGAGAGGTGAAACTGGTGGATGTGCCGTATGTGCCTGACGAGCAGATTGACAGAGTGATCTACGGCATCATCCGTCAGAATGTAGCAAAGAGGATTTTCGGCATCGATATCAATGCAAGGAGGTAAGCAAGATAATGAGCAAGACGAAGCAGAGGAAGGTCGCAGAACTGAAGTGCGGTGGCATTTGGGAAGTGATCCACGAGGAAGGGCGCAAATTCGACCCCTACAAGGTAGTCCACAAGTGGTGGGAAATCGACCCCAAGACCGGGGAGTGCAAACGCAAGACCATGATTATGGTGAGATATGCGAACTTGCAGAGTGCCATGTATCTGTTGTATAGTGTTCCGTGCGGAGGTGCGGTATGAGTACAGTAGGTGAGCGGATCACGGCTGCGAGGGGCAAGGTCGGATGGACACAAGGCGAACTGGCGAGGCAGATGGGCGTGACATTGAGTGCGGTGTCGCATTGGACTCTCGGATTGAGGAAGCCCGGAGACCACATTCTGAAGCTCATCTCCGACAAAACTGGAGTCCGCTTCGAATGGCTGAAGAACGGAAATGGCGAGATGGTCGGCGAGGATACCGACACCACAAGTCAAGTGGACAAGTTCATCATTGCCCGTCTGTCGAACCTTGAGAAAGAGGTGCTTCTGAAGTTCCTTCGGCTAACACCGGGAGACAAGCGGAACATCAGGGTCTACCTCGACCAACGGATAGACACCATCTTGGAGCGGTACAGATTGAGGGAAGAGGATGAAGAAGAGGAGGGATGACCCCTCCTCTTTCTTTTGCTCTGTCGCATCGATAAATGCCCTTTAAAGACATTTTCTGCGGTTGCCAGTACATCTTACTGGTCGAAACGGAAAATCGATTTAATTGGCATTTTCGTGCGTTCTAAAGCATTGTCATATTTCCCCTCTATTTTATCTTACGGCAGAAACTTTGCGTTGTCAATGAGCTTCTGCGGATCGTCAGGTTCTCTCCTGACCGCCACATCCACATCGACCTTTGAGGTGTTGGAGATGTAGCCGTGGTTATTCTGCATATCGTTGAGATAGATGAGCGGAGGCAGATTCCCTCCGAGTGCCAGTTGCTTCTTGACGGAAGCGATATCATTGAGCGTTGTTTCAATGATCGGGGCAAACTCTCTGTTCACCTCTCCCCTCTTCCAGTTCATCAAAGTGGATCTCGCAACACGGAGGAAGGAGGCAAGCCCCTCTACATCGGGGTATATCTTTCTGCCGTCCGAATTGACCCGATAGATGAAGTCCCAATAGGCATCGATTGCCCCTTGGAGTTCCGCTCCGCTTGCGAACTTCGGAAGGGAATGCGAGATGCCCTTGCCCCTCGACACCGTCCGAATCTGTCCGAGGGCATCCGCTATGTCATTGTCGCCAACCGGGGAGTAGTCTGCCGGAACTTGGTAAGCCTTGAACATCAGCATCCGTGCCTCGTCAGGCTTTTCCGCAAGTTCCTTCTTCTCCCGATAGTAGGCGGTCACTTCGTCTCCGCTCATCATAATGGTCTCGGAGGAGGGTGCGCCGACACCCTCCACCTTTGACATCTGATATTCGGACTCTTGTTTCTTCCTTGCCATTTCTCACCTTACACGAACGGAAGGTCGTTGCCATCGGTGTATGTGTCGAACAGACCGCCCTCCGGCTTCACATCGTCCGTGTTGACGAACATCTCAAACTCGTCCGATGTCTTCTTGCGTTCATCGGCATAGGCATCGAAAGCCTCGCAATCTGCGGTGATCTTGAACTCCGTGTAGATCGTTCCGTTCGGTGCTTTCCTCGGCGCAGCGGTTGCATCAACGATCCTCTTCACCTTTACTTTCTGTGCGTTCAGGCATTCCTTTGCGTTCGCCACGAACATCTTGACGGAGGCATAGCCCCTC